CCTAGCTCTATAGCAAAAGATGTAACTGAGATTTATAACGGTGATAGCCCTTCTATTATATTTGAAGGTGCAGTGTTTAAAAGCAATAAAGTATCTCCAACCACTAAATGGTTCAGACAAGGAAAAACGGAAAGTTTTAAAATATTGCAAATAGCAGCAGAAGATGTGTTAAGGGCGCAACAATTACCAAGCAAAGAATTTACAGGTAATGTATTTGGATACGTACCTTATTTATCTTTAATTGACATTGATGGTGTTACGGGTAAATTTATGCCAATTCAATATAATTTTGATACTAAAAATAATATAACAAGTTTAAAAAGTTTAGAGTTATTTGGTGATGAATTAACAGATATAGATTATAAGTTTACGCTTGATTTTGGCAACACAGTAAAGCCTACAATTATATAAATTTAAAATGATTATCTTTACAAAATGAGTACATTTATAAAAGGAGAAGATAGAATTTTATTAATAGCTTTTGAAGGTGTTTTTTATCCTATAGGATGCCTAATTGATAATTCATTTAGTGAAAGTTCTGAAATGTTAGATACTACTACTAGAGAATCAAATGGATGGGCAACAGCGCAAGCGGTTAAACAAAATTACAACATATCTTTTAATGGATTGCAAATAAACACAACAATAAGCGGTGGAGATACTTCTAAATTTTCTTACGATACATTAAAACAAATTAAAAGAAATCGAGAAAAAATACAATGGAAAATACAAGGTACACAAGTTGCTAGTATAGACTACGGATATTGTACAATTAATGAAATTTCAGAAAGTACTCCCGTTAATGAGTTTATAACTTTTACAGGTAATTTACTTGGTTTCGGTCAACCTTTCTTTGCTGCAAACGCAAACGATACTGTTTTCGTGCAATTTGAAAATAACGATTTACAAATATTACAAAATAACGATAATTATATATATAGATAATGGCAAATAAAAAATTATCAGAATTAGCGGAAAAAGTAAATTTACCTACTAATGCTTTAATTCACATCTTAGACCCTAACGATTTAAGTCAAAGCCCACAGGGTTCTGACTTTAAATTTGATAGTACTAAATTAGTTGAAACAGCAACTTCTATACAAGCTAAAAGACCTTTAAAAACAATTGAGGGGCAAAGTTTAGAGGGGTTCGGAAATGTTTTATTACCTAATAATACTGCTATTCAATTACTATCTACTGGACTAAACCAAGGCGGGTTATTAACAATAAACACAGATGCTGCAAAGTTTAATCTTTCAGCGGGATTTGGATATGTTGTTAACGGACATTCCGACCCCGATAATACGACACGCACAAAGGTTACTTGGACGGCTAAGATAGCTAATACAATACCTAATCTATCCACTCAAAATCAGACATACGTAGCTATTGATATTAACGGAAATCTGTTTTTAACAAACGTGCCACTAACAGCAACACAAAGGCGTAATTATATAAGGATTGGGGTCTTAATACATTTAGATAATTCCGCAGTAACTTACATCGACAACCAACCGACGGTTAATATTGAAATTGGGGGACAGGTGCAAGATATCTTAGAAGCTTTAGGGTTTCGATCTTTAAGCGGTAATCGAGTTTTTCCTGTTTCAAATAATTTAAAAATAAAAAAGGAATTAGGGCGAGTTTTTAAGTCTGGAGCAAATTTTGACAACCTAACAACGCAACCACATTCATTTACTTTGGCTGCTCAAGAACCTATAACTTTTAGATATAGGACTCAGACAGGAGTAGAGGGATCAGACATAACAGATATAACTCCAGCAATTTATGACTTAAACGGGACAATTACACCCGTAGCTGCTACTGCAACTTTAGCAACTATTCAAAGAGTTTATATCTTCCAAGACGGGGTAATTCGTATACAGCCTGGGCAAAGAGTATTTACTACGCTTAACGCCGCAATTACAGCGTTAAACTCAGATATTTTTGTAACTGATTTAGATATTGCGGAAAATGGTCTTTATCTCGGGGCAATTGTGTTAACTAGAAATACAGTCGATTTAAGCAATATATCACAAGCTATTTTTGCACCTTCAATTGGAACAACGGCCAACGGTTCAGTTGCATCACCATCTTTAGGCTATACCGCTGAAAATGTAGCTAACAAACAAAATAGTTTAACAGTTGACGGTACGGGGGCAAAGTATACGACTGTAGATGCGGTTAATACGGGATTAGGATTAAAAGCAAATATTGCAAGCCCTACATTTACAGGGACAGTATCAGGTGTTACTAAATCAATGGTAGGTTTAGCAAACATTGACAATACAAGCGATGCAAACAAGACTATTTCAACAGCAACGCAAACGGCTTTAAACGCTAAAATATCAGGCTCAGGAACAATAAACCGACTAGCCAAATTTACTGCTAGTGGAACGGTGGGGAATAGCTCTATTTTTGATAATGGGACTAACGTAGGCATAGGTACACTTAATCCTGCTGTAGCATCTTTACATTTAAAATATAATGCTCAATCAAATAGGGCTATAAGGCTTGAAGATGAAAATAGCATATATGATATAGTTACTTCTGGAGCTGGTAATAATAATTCTTTTGGATTGTTTAATGAAACTATAGGTTCTTATAGATTTTTTATCAATTCAATTGGTAATTTCGGCATAAACCAAACAAGCCCAGCAGAGAAACTTGATGTTGTAGGTAACGGTAAGTTTAGTGGAACCGTAATAGCATCACCAGCAACGGTATCAACTGAATTAGCTACTTTAGGACAGGTAAATGCGGCTTCAAGTAGACCCTACAAAGTTTATACCGCCTTATTAAATCAATCGGGAACAAACGCGCCAATAGCAACTGTTTTAGAAAATACTTTGGGGGGTACAGTTGTGTGGAGTAGAAATGTAACAGGGGCATATACCGCAACATTAACAGGAGCATTTATAACAAATCAAACATTTATAAATATCGCGAATACATCTGCTGGTGCAAATCCTCCTTTGAACTACGTAATTGCATACAAAACAAGCGTAAATACTGTGGTAATACAAACTTATTACAATGGTGCAGGAAATGATACCTTGTTAGATAATACATCAATAGAAATCAGAGTGTATATATTCAATTAATTAAACAACAATAAAAATGAAAAATTGGAAAACAACAGTTGCAGGCATAGCCGTAGCAATTTTAGGAGTAGCCGTATCGATGGGCTACATTACAACAGAAGTAGCGGGAGCGATTACAACAATTGCGGTATCTTTGGGATTGCTAGTTTCAAAAGATGCAGGAGTTACAGGAACTGAAAAGTAATAAAAATTTACGCTTTTTTAAATTTATATAATGTACCAAATCAAAGAATTAATAAGTTTTTTAGACGTTACCTTTGCCACAGTTTGGGGATTTACAATTATTGACGTTTTACCAGCAATTGAATCAGGAATACTTTTCCCGAACTTAAACGATGGAATAAAAACAGCCTTTGCATTTGTCGGATTACTTTACGCAATTATTAAGCTAATAATTTTATTTAGAAAAGCAAAGCAGGATGAAAGGTATAGAGACCAAGAGATTGAGGAAATGAAAAATAAAAATTTTTATAGTAAATTTAACCGAGATTTTTTAAAAAGACAAGATGAAGACAGGTAGTGCAGGTTTTGATATTATTTTAAAGTACGAGGGGCTACATGACGGGGATTTAAAACAAATAGGATTACAACCTAAAATGGATCCAATCGGTATATGGACGGAAGGCTACGGGCGAGCTATGCGAGATAAAAATGGTAACTTTATAAGAGGCACAGCAAGTAAAAAATTAGCCTACGCTAATATTAGTACGCATACAATAAAAGAAGCCTTAGAAGCGTTAAAATCAGACCTAAGCACCTACGAAGCGATAGTATCTAAAAAGATAAAAATACCTTTAACTCAAAACCAATTTGATGCCTTAGTAAGTTATACTTACAACACGGGGGGCAGTTCTACGCTTTTTAGATACATAAATACTTATCAGGGTTTAGACAAAATTTATCAATGGTTTACAACGAAATACATAACAGCCGACGGGTTAGCTTTACGTGGTTTAGTGTTAAGGAGAAAATCAGAAGCGGATTTATTTTTTACTAAATAATATGAAAAAATTAACTATTTTACTTTTGTTTGTTTTGTTAGGTTGTGGTGTTAGACGTACCGAGCAAACAAAATCCATAGATAAACTAAATTTGGAAAGTTTTACCGCTTCATCTGATTTTTTAAATTACAAAAACGCTGATTTTAATTTTGCTTATAACAAAGGTTATACATATATTAAAGAGCCTACTCCGTACGGTATTAAAGAAACGTTTACCCAAAAAAATGAATCTGTTAATAATATAAAATACATTGAAGTAGCTAGGTATATAGATTCTGTTCGCTATATTAATATTAAAACTTACAAGAGTACTAAAATAAAAAAAACACAAAACGAGGGTGTTTCTAGTTGGGTTTGGATTGTAGGTATTATAAGCATTATTACGGGCTTATATTTATATTTAATAAAATCAAAATGGCATAAGCAATTAATATCGAGAACAATATCTATATTTAGTAAAAAATAAAACAAAGAAAAACATTCTTTTTTATAAGAAATTTTATATATTTGACAAACCAAAAAATGTTAAATTTATGAAAAACAATAAAAGGCGTTATCGTTTAAATGACTTGCAAGCTAATTTTTTAGGATTAAAATTAAAAAAAATTAATAGATATACTTTAAGCGAACAACAGGAAAACTTACATCTAAACACGATTATGGCTGGTTATGTTACAGCAGAAAAATCAGTTAATTTAAAAGAATCTATAAACCAAAATCAAGATAATACTGATTTTATAAATACAAACAGAAAAGCTGTATTTTTAGATGCTTTTAAAAATCAATCAGATATTAAAGATTTACCAAAAAATATAAAAATAACTAATAATGGAAAGCGTGTTTTAATAATTGGAGATTTACACGAACCTTTTTGTTTAGAAAATTATTTAGATCATTGTTTAAAAACTTATTATGATTATAATTGCGACACCGTTGTATTTATTGGTGATGTAATAGACAATCACGCTTCCAGCTACCACGAAACAGACCCCGACGGACACTCAGCAGGTCAAGAGCTTAAACTTGCTATACACAACATTAAAAAATGGTATAAGGCTTTTCCTAAAGCATACGTAACAATAGGAAATCACGATAGACTAATAATGCGTAAGGCAATGACTAGCGGACTATCTAAAATGTGGATAAGAGATTATGCGGAAGTACTAGGTGTTATCGGATGGAAGTTTGTAGATTCCATAGAAATAGATGAAGTATTATACATTCATGGAGAAGGAGGGACTGCAAGAAATAGAGCAAGAAGGGATTTACAATCAGTTGTGCAAGGTCATCTACACACTCAATGTTATATCGAATGGATTGTAGGCTCAAACTTTAAAATATTTGGGATGCAAGTAGGTTGCGGAGTTGATAATAAAGCATATGCAATGGCATACGGTAAAAACTACGCTAAGCCTGCTATTTCATGTGGGGTTGTTGAGTATGGTAATAGAGCTACTAACGTAATGATGGAATTATAATTAATAAACATAAAAAAAATAAACCCACTAATTAATTTTAGTGGGTTTTTTATTGTATTAAATTTTTGTTAAATTACTTAATAAAAGTATTGTTTAAATTAACTTTTAAATTATCTTTACACCATAAAAATATATAATTATGGAGCAATTGACAATTAGTTACGAAGGTTTAGAATTTACGGTTTGGGGTTATTACACAAAAGAACATAGACCTGTATCTTACTACGAAAGACCAGAAGAAGCAGAGTTTGATATTAGAGAAGTATATTTATCAAACGATAATATTATTGAATTTTTAAAAGAAAGCATTGTAGATATACTTCAAGAATTAGCATTAGAACAATTAAACAACAAATAACATGAGCGAAGTAGAAAAATTTTACGATTGGTTAAAAAAATGTAATAATATATATTTAAACGACCATAAAAAAGTCAATAATTCATTCTTAATAATTTTAAAAAATGGAAAGTAATAGAGAGGTTTTTTTAAAAATGAGCGAAGATCATTATATGGATATTCCTTCGCTAACTAGAGAGATGTGGTTAACATCAAAAATAGTTAGTATAACTTCTGAAAATTGGAAGGAAAACATGAAAGACGTATTGTTTAAAATGCTTTACGAAAAAAAAAAGAAAGTGACTAAACAACTTGAAGACAGACAACAACAATTAAGTGATTTAAGATTAACTAAAAAAAAATAAAATGAAAATAAATACACCTTTAGAGATTCAAGAAATAGACTTTAGAGTTCAGTCTATAAACAAGGGCGGATATGCTACTATATTAGCTTATAAAGACGCTAGGGTAGATATGAATAGATTAGATGATGTTTACGGTGTTGAAGGATGGCAAAAAAAGTACGATCTAATTAACGGAAACTTATTTTGTTCAGTCGGTATTTGGTCTGAAAAGCTAAATCAATGGGTATGGAAACAAGATGTAGGAACTGAAAGTGCAGCAGAAAAAGAAAAGGGTCAGGCTTCTGACGCATTTAAAAGAGCGTGTTTTAATTTAGGTATAGGGCGTGAGTTATACGATTATCCTGTAATATCTATTCAGCTTATAAAAGATGTAGAGTGGAAGATTGAGAATGATAGACCCAAACAATTATTTGGATTAAAGTTAAAAGATTGGGAATGGCAAAGTGAATTTAAAGATGATAAATTAATATTTTTATGTGTTTATGATAATAATAAAAAACTTAGATTCCAATTCGGAGAAGCTCCTAAAAATAAACAGCAAATATCTAATGAATTACTTATATCAAACGCTGAAAACTTAGAAAGTTTGGGTAAAATATTTAAATCATTTAACTTGCAAGAGAAGGAAAGATTAGCTAAGTTTACAACTCAAAGAAAAATAGAATTAACAAAAATTAAATAAGTTATGGTAGTATTAAGTAAAAGTTTAGAAAAGGGTATTGACGTAAGAGACATGAAAGATGGTGAAATTGCAGTAATTGTTTGGGGAAGTTACGAAGGCGTAATAGTTCAAAGGTTTGGAAATAATTTAATTTCATTAGGAAAATCTTGTAAGCAATCTTGGGAGAGTATTTTAAGCGTAGACAGAAGTAAACCAATAGGTATGGACGTAAGAGTCTTGCAAAAAGGAGAAACATTAACAATTCAATAAATAAGTTATGGAAGTATTAGTAAGTCACGAAGTTGACAAAAAATCAGATGGAACTAGAGTGGTAAGAAATTTTTTCTTTAACAATGATAAGACAAATTGGCTTGTAAAAGCTCAATCTTATTTTACAAAGCATGAAAAAAAAGTAGCAAAATTAAATCATAAATATAATAATTAAATTATGGAAGTATTTGGTAAAGTTATCGTATTAGGCGAAACAATGACAGTAGGATCTGCTGGAACATTTAAAAAGAGAACAATAGTAATTGAAACTGATGAACAGTATAAACAAACTATTCCTGTAGACTTTGTGCAAGATAAAACAGAAATCCTAAACGCTTATAAAGTAGGGGAAAGCGTAAAAATAGGTATAAACATTAGAGGCAACGAATATAACGGTAAGTATTACGTTTCATTAAACGGTTGGAACATTAATAAACATGATACAAATAACGCTTCTCTAAGTGTTAATAAAAAAGAGACTGTAGATGTTGAAGATGATAGTTTACCATTTTAAAAACCAATAAAATAAACTAAAAATATAATATATGAAATAGTAAATTAAAGCCTTACGATACATTAAATAGGCTGGGTTACGGGGTGGATAGATAAGACAAAAAATGGGTATTTCGTAAACTTATCGGGTCTGGGGTTCGATTCCCTACACTCCTCTAAATTAAAAATTATGAAATATAATAAACAACAAAAAGAATTGTTAAAATCTGTTAACGGAGATTATTTTTGCAAAGGTCGAAAACCTGATCTTCCTAGTCAAATTATAGTAGGTGATTATTATATCATTGAAAGTAAAATGAATCTTAAAAGTTTTAAATTATGATTCCATTATATACTTGCAAAACTTGCTTAGAAAAGTACGCTTATGAACAATATAGCATTAATTGCTGTTTGCCTAAATGGCTGGCTTTAAAGGAACTTTATGAACCAACAGTAGCACAAGCTAAGAAATCTTATTACGAGCGTAAAAGCGAGGTTATAAAGGCAAAAAACAAGGCTTACTATGAAGCTAATAAAGAGAAGGTTAATAAACGAACACTAGCATTATATTTTAAAAATAAAAATTTATGAAAATTTCACAATTACCACAAGAGGTAAAAGAAAAAGCATTAGAGAATCAAAGAAATGCAGTTATAGGTTGGGATAAAAAAAAAGATGACTTAGTTGATGCATTTGATTGGGAAGATACAAAAGAAGGATATGATTATTGGAGGAAGTGGTACAAAAAAGATTTTATTGAATTAAAAAATTATTTAGATTTTATTTCTTTTGAAGATTTAGATAATTTATTGTCTTGGAAAATAAGTCAAAATCATACAAAAAATTAGGGTTGTATAAAAGGAAAATATAGTTGCACATATTCTTTTATGCATAAAGATAAAAATGAAGTTATTAAATGGTTAATTAAAAACTATAAATTATAGAACTTATGAAAAGTAAAAAACCAATAGATCAAAGATTACAATCTAAAGATTGGAAAAATGACTACAAAAGTCAAGCTATTAAAGTATTAGAATTGGCTAAACAGCAAGAAAAAGAAAAGTTAAAAACTTCTTTGTAATTAATAAAATAGTTGTATATTTGTAATCAGATATGAAGTGAGACACATATTTAAAAACTTATAATAAACTCTATAATTGAAGCGTGTCTCACATCACCGCTGATTTTATAGGGTTTTTTTTATTTTAATTAAATAGTTATCGGTAATCTTTAAACCGTTAAAATTATGGAAAATGTAAAATTAGTATTTTATGGTACTGAAGAAACAGAAACTAATGGTCAGGAGTTAGTAGCTTATGCAAATAGCCTTAATTCTATTTTTATTAAGATTAAAAACTCAGATTGTAATCACGACTTTGAATCTCAAATTATCTGTTTAAGTAAATTATCAGCTATTAGATTAGTTAGAGAATTAAAAAAACAAATTGGATATATTAAAGAAAGTGAGGGTTTAAATGGATAAGCTACAATGGTTTAAATTTACCCCTACTGATTGGGTAATGGGTAAGATACAAAGATGTCCAGAAGTAACACAGGCACGTTTTTTAAGGCTATGTTGTTTATATTGGAATAGAGATTGCGAAACTACAATTGAAGACGCTATAATTGAAATTGAACAACAGCATTTTGATATATTAAAATCAAAGAAAATTATTACTACAGATGAAACAGATATTTATATTTCTTTTTTAGATGAACAAAACTTAACAATAAAGGAAAGTAAACAAGATAAAAGCAAAAGCGGTATAGTTGGAAACTTAAAACGTTGGCACAATGATATTTACAAGAAATTTATTGATAAAGAAATATCTTTAGATATGGCAGTTTTAATGTCTAAAAGTATCGCAAAAGTATCGCATACCGATAGCATACCGATTGATAACCAATCGCAAAACATCGCAGATAAGATAAGAGAAGATAAGATAAGAGAAGATAATATAAATAACAACCTTACGGTTGATTGGGTGGCTCTTTTAAAATTCTTTAACGATGTAACGGGTAGAAGTTTTAAGGTTGTATCTGCTAAAGCTAGGAAACAAATAAAAGACAGATTGAAAGAAGGCTATTCCAAAGAAGATTTAGTAACAGCTATAAACAACTGCTTTAATGATAAGTATCACCAAGATAACCGACACTATTTAACATTAGAATTTATAAGCAGAAGCGATAAGATGGAAAAGTTCGCAACTGATTGCTTAAAGCCAAAATTAAAACAAGATAGATTGTAAACAATTAAAAAATAAAAAGCAATGAGTTGGAAAATTGAAAATAACACTAAACGAATATACAACGTGTTTAAGCGTTCTAAATCTCAAATATATAGTGAAGATATAGAAGCGTTAAAAGATGTCTTAAATCACATAGAGGAAGGCAAAAAACAGATGTCAATAGATAATATTCTTTTCTTAAAATTATTATCAATTCATTTATTGCAAAATTTAGATTATTATGGCAATATCAGGGGTGCTGTAAAAGAGTGTGGTAAACTATTGAACCAACCTTTAGATCATCACATTGAGAAGCTTAGAATTTCCTTAAATTATGTAGAAGTAAACAATTACGTTGACAATTTAAAAATTGAGGAATATAATGATCCTGAAATATTAGATAAATTAAATAAGGAATGGAGTTATAAGGTTGTTGAGCATAGCCTGTATAATAGCTGTAATGACTTTATAAAAGATGTAGATAACTATAAGTAACGGTTGCGTATATGAGAGGTACGCCACCGAGATTATTAATTGAAAAAATATATTATTGCGTATCTTTTATATACGCTTTTAGTGTCTGGGCATATATTTAACTAAAACAAACTTATGAAAAACAGAAATTTAAATCATTCTGATAACTGGGCAACACCAAAAGACTTTTATGATAAATTAAACGATGAATTTGATTTTTATTTTGATCCTTGCCCATTAAATAAAGAAAAAATTACAGATGATAAAAATGGTTTAATGGTTGAATGGGGAAATTCTAATTTTATTAATCCACCATATTCAAGAAAACTAAAAGAAGCATTTGTAATAAAAGCAATTGATGAAGCAAAAAAAGGCAAAACCTGTGTTTTATTAATTCCTGTTTCAACAAGTACAAAATTATTTCACGAACATATACAACCAAACGCTAAAGAAATTAGATTTATCGAAAGAAGATTAAAGTTTAGCACTTTTGATGAACAAGGAAATCTTTACACACCGAAACAATCAGGTATGCATGATAGTATGGTAGTAGTTTTGAAAAACTAAACGAAGCCTTGACAATAACAGTCGTATAAGCACAGTTTTAATTTCACTTATACTAAGTTAATATAAATTATAAATAAATAACTATGGATTTTAATTTTAATGAATTAGACAATAAAGTAGAAGATGTTATTAAATTAGATTTTAATAAAATTCTAAAAGATAGTTATATTGATCCAGCAGAGGAAATTAAGCCTCAGCCCGTAGCGGTTAGTATAGGATCATCTATTTACAAAGGTAATAGCTATCCAATTCCTTTTGGTTCGTACGGTGATATTTCCTGCATTGTTGGAGCGTCAAAAAGTAGAAAGACTTTTTTTAAATCTATGGTTATCGCTGGTTATTTAGGCGGTAATTCTAATGATCTTAATCCCTCTATAATAGGTCATAATACAAGGGATAAATATGTTATTGAATTTGATACTGAACAGTCTAAATATCACACGCAAAGAGTTGTTAGAAGGGTTTGCGATATGGTAGGTACTAATTCAGATTTATACAGAACTTTTGCGTTAAGGGGTTATTCTCCTAAAGAAAGATTTGAGTTTATAGATTGGATTGTTTACGAAAGTGAATTTAGGAATAATATAGGCTTAATGTCAATTGATGGATATGTTGATTTAGTTACCGATTTTAATAATTTAGAGCAATCTACAGGACTAACAGATAAGTTATTACAATGGACTGCTATAAAAGGATTAGATGACGTAAACCAAATGCATTTAACGGGTATATTGCATAAGAACTTTGGAACATCTAAACCAGTAGGACACGTGGGTAGTAGTGTGTTAAAAAAGGCTGAAACAGTTGCTTTTTTAGAAAATGATAAAGAAAGTGGTAATACATTAGTTACTTGCGAATACAGCAGAAATTTAGCTTTTAAAGACTTTACTTTTGCAGTAAATGATGATTGGCTACCATACGAGGTTCAAAATAATGTTTTCGATAATCTACCTTTTAATAAAAATGCATCAATAAAAGCAAGTTTTTGATTTAAACAATAGGTTTATTTAAATAATGTATTATCTTTGATAAAAAAAAACTATGAAAGCAAAATTAATTTTTACAGATGAATCACAATGTTACCAGCAATTAATGCTATTAGGTGCGGTAAGCTATAAAAGAAAAGGTAATGAAGTTACCGCATTGGATGTTAATGGTAAAAAGATAATAACAGCAGTAATAAGATGAAACTATCAGTAAAAAAAACTCATGGAGGTTTAAAACCTTGTTACGATAAAGACTATAAAATATATAGTAAGATACAGATTAATGAAGAATTTGAAATAGATTACAAAAAGAAGCGTAATAGTAAATTTCACAGAAAGTTTTTCGCATTGTTAAAGCTTTTTTATGAAAATCAAGATGTTTATAATAACATAGAGGACTTAAGACTAGACTTAATCAAAGAGTCTGGTAGATTTGAAGAAGTTACAAATATATTTACAGGAGAAGTTTTTAAAAAAGCCAATTCAATTTCTTTTGGCTCTATGAATGAAATAACATTTAGTGAATTATATGAAGATTGCAAAACAATTATCTGTAAACATTTAGGAATAAACAAAGAATCGATAGAACAAGAAATACACCAATACTATTAATTATGATAACAATAACAAACGAAGATAATATGGAGCTTATGGCTCGCTATCCTGACAATTATTTTGATTTAGCAATAGTTGATCCGCCTTATGGGATAGAAAGATTTAAAGAAAATGACGGAGGTAACAGTAAAAAAATAAAATGTTTTGGAGGGAATAATAAATCTTGGAATAATTTAAAACCAAGCAAAGAATATTGGAATGAGTTATTTAGAGTTTCTAAGCATCAAATAGTTTGGGGGGCAAATAATTTTACACTACCCGAAAGCGAATATTTTTTAATTTGGGATAAAAAACAAGCAATGCCAAACTTTGCCAGATGTGAAATGGCTTATGTTTCTATGAGTTTAAAAACACCTGCTAAAATATATGAGTATTCAATTTATAAACATAACCAAATTTATAAAATACATCAAACACAAAAACCCGTCTCATTATATGAATTTTGTTTAATGAATTACGCTAAAGAAGGTCAAAAGATACTAGACACGCATTTAGGCAGCGGCTCAATTGCGATAGCTTGTCATAATCTAAAATTTGATTTAATCGCTTGTGAACTTGACAAAGATTATTTTGAAGCAATTTTAAAAAGATTACATAACCATCAATCACAATTAAAAATGTTCTAATGAAACTAAAATCTTGTAAAGTATGCAAAGAAAAGTTTGAGCCTATACAATTTGCACAAAATGTATGTAATTACAAATGCGCTATCATCCACGCAAATAATTTAAAGGCAAAGAAAGAAGCAAGCGAATGGAAGGTTGAAAAAGCCGTTTTAAAGGAAAGTTTGAAAACTTTAGGACAATATGAAACAGATGCAAAGAAATCCTTTCAGAAGTGGATTAGATTACGTGACACAGGAAAGCCTTGCATATCTTGCGGTAAGATCACAAATGAAATGGATGGAGGGCATTTTAAAAAAGCAGAAATTTACAGCGGAGTAATATTTAACGAAATGAATTGTCACAGCCAGTGTCGAAAATGCAACCGATTCCAAAACGGTAACGAACTTAATTATCGGCTTGGATTAATTGAAAGATATGGTTTGGAATACGCAAATAATATTGAAGAGTTAGCTAATCAAACAAGACAATATAAGTTTAGGAAAGAAGAATTAATAGCAAAAAAAATACAATATGAAATTAAATTTAAACAAGACAATAGATGAAAAATAAAACAAACATACAGCGTATTACTAGAATAATTAATTTTTTACACGCAAGAGGTTTAAACTCAGAAAGGGTAAATAAAGTTTACCGCAAGATAATTAAATGCAAATGTTAAATAAATCATAATATTTTTAATAAAAGTATTGTTTTAATTAAAGTTAGTTGTATCTTTACACCAGCAATAAAGCGAAACACAAAACAATATATTATGGCTACTTTAAAAAAAATGAATGGAGAGAACTATCTATACTCCGAAACCAAAAACTACTACATTTATTTACATAGATCTTGGGATTTAACAAACGGTTTAGGTTGGTTTTGCCACGCTGGTATTATAGGCGAACTAGATGATGATTATATGAATTCAAATGAATACAAAAAATTAGTTAGTGGTTTTGGGTTTCATAAAAAAAACAAATTTACCGCAGTAAGAAACGCCTTTAAATTTGATAAATACTAAATTATAACTTTAATAAAAAATAAAAAAAATGGCAAGAATTAAAAAAGTTTATATAATTCAACACACAGAAAGCATGATGATATTAGGTGTTTTTGGCAGCAAAAAAGATGCTGAAAAATATTGCAACAAACAAATTAACCTTTTTATAATAAAAGCAGAAGTAGCTTATTATTATTAAAATTAAAATAAAAAATTATGAATTCAATAAAAGATAATAAAGAAATGACACAATCATATACTAAAGTTCAAGAAATAGAATTTAAGTTTAAATTTGATAATGAAAAAAAATATGAAAAACCAAAATCAAAATTTCACAAATAGAAACATTATGAAAAACAAAAACTTTATTTTAGGAACGATTATATTAGGTGTGTTTTATCTTCCGATTATGTGGGTAGCATTAGAAGCTATCTTATTTATTTTACGTTTAATTTTTAATCTTTAAAATAAATCTTAAACAACATAAATTCAATAAATTAAAATAAAAATGACAGAAAATAAAAAAGCAGGTAGAAAAAAAATAGAATACAATCAAAAGGCTCTACAAAAAAAAGTTCCTTCTGATATTTACAAAGAATGTATGAAGTGGTTAAATGAACAAGTAAAAAAGTATCAATTAAATAATAAATAGTTATGAAAAAAGATTTAGTAATAATTTTCGGTATAGTTGCTTTAGTATTAATAACAATGCACTTATTAGGTGCTAATTTTAAATAAAATGAGAAAATTAAAA